TGGGCAAACATACACAAAGCAAGAATCAAACTTTTTTAAAATAAACGCGTCGCCTATGTGGAGGTCTAATAATAATTTTCACCCTGTTTGTCAAAAGTGTATGCGCGATATGTTCACCGAGATTGCTATGAACGCTCAGAGCGATGAATACGCTATGATTGCCTGTTGCGCCATATTGGATGTTGCCTTTTTTAAAGACTTGTTTGAGGCAGTAAAACAGAACAATGGCGGCGACTTTAAAATTGGGCTATATCTTCGGCAACTTACAAACAGACAATATGCTAATAAAACATTTTTATGGACTATTGTTGGAGATGAACTAGAAAAGAGTGCCGAGGAAATTAGAGATAACAGGGAATCAAAATGGAATAAAGCAGATAGGCAGAACAGAACTGCTGTTATAGCATCTGTTGGTTACGACCCATTTGTTGATTGTGGATTAAATGACGATGACCGCAGATATTGTTTCAATGTTCTTGCTGGATATTGTGATATTGACGGAATACAAGAGGATAGCCACAAATTACAATCGGCCATAAGAATTGCGTTTTTACAACTTCAATGCAACAAACTTGAGGCAGAGTTGAATATGAGCCTTTCAAAAGGCGAGGATGAAAAGAAAATCAATAAAATTGTTTCAAGCAAGAAAATATTGCTTGAGAGCATAACATCTATTGCCGAGAAAAACAATCTAGTTTCTAACGCCGAAAGAACATCTGGGGCTGAAACATTGAGCGAAAAGATGAACAGGCTTGCAAGAGACGGATATGATGCAATAAAGACAAATTTATTTGATATAAAGACTTGTCAGGCGATGGAACAGATTGCGAGGCTAAGCGCAAAAAGTCTAATAAAAGAAATAGAGTTAGATGAGGCGGATTATTCTGAAATAGTTAAGGAACAGAGAGAGTTAATTGCAAAATTTGAATCTAAGGCTATGCAACTTGAGGAAGAAAACAGGCTACTTAAACTTCAACTTCAAGAGACAGGCAAGAAACGCATAGGGGTTTAACTATGGAATACATATCTAAAATATCTGGCAAAGAACTCTCTCAAAGAAAAATAGAAGAATATTATAAGATTTCTAAGATAGTAAATTGGGGCAGGGCTAATCCCACTCGATTTGCAGAAGAAATATTTGGAATTAAGCTCATTGATTTTCAGGCGTGGGCGTTTATGCAGAGCTGGGCTATTCCATACGCTATGTGGCTTGAGTGCCGTGGCGCTGGAAAAACATCAACTGCTGCTATATTTCTTCAAACAAAGTTATTGCTTATTCCAAATTACAAAGTTTTTATATCTACTCTTACTGCGGATCAGTCTGCGGATACATTTAAGAAACTTGAGGATATTGCGTTGCAAAGAATACCTCAGTTTAGAACTTGTACGGATATATTTGCAAGAGAGGTAGAAAAAAGCGGGTTTAGTTCTACTGGATTTATACACGACCAGTCAGGACATAGGTTCAGACTTTATAATGGCTCTGAACTTGTGACGCTCTCCTCTAACCTTAATGCGCTGAGAGGTAAGCGCGGGTCTGTTTTATTCGATGAAAACGCTTGGCAAGATAGCGAACACTTATCTGTTCTTGAAAACTATATAAATGTTGATAGCAATTTTGGATTAGGCACTCAAACGCAGGTTTTGTTAGACCCTGTTCAAATGCCACTTCAATTATTGTATGTGTCTAGCGCGGGGGATGTTACTTACCCGTTTTATCAAAAACTTAAAACATATACTAAAAAAATGATTGCTGGGGACAGCAACTATTTTGTTTGCGACTTAGATGCAAACACTGTATTGAATTATTCTACTGTTGATGGAATTCCTATAAAATCTCATTTGACAAAAGAGCAAATAGAAAAGCAAATTGAGGACGACCCTGATAGGGCAGACCAAGAGTTATTCAATCATTTCCGTCGTGGGGCAGGGCATAACTCAGTTGTCTCTATGGAAACACTTATTAGAAATTCTAAAGTGAGACTTCCTTTGTTTGTGAACGACACAGGCAAGAGGAAGTTTTTGCTTGTATATGACCCTGCGAGAAACTTTGATGGAAGCATCATAGGCATTTTTGAAACTATAGAAGACAAGAACATAGGATATAAACTTGTCTTGCAAAATATGGTTTCTATGGTAGACAGAGACACGGAAAAGAAAACCCCTTTGCCGATGCCGGAGCAATTAAAGATCATAAAAGAACTTATGATAAATTATAACGGCAAAGCGCCTGAGTGGGAAAATATAGAATTTTATATTGACGCTGGCGCTGGTGGCGGCGGTCTGTCTGCTGTGGCAGATTCTCTTATGGACGATTGGCTTGACGAGCACGGGCAATTACACAGAGGGATAATAGACCCTGTGCATAAGCAGTACGAACCTTCTCGAAAGAGATATAGAAACGCTGCCGAGATTGTGCGACTTGTAGAGCCAAAGGCATATAAGAAAATTATGTTTGACTCTCTTGAAAAGAACCTCAAACTTGGACTTATTGAGTTTCCTGAATATGACAACAAGGAGTTTATAACTCTTGCTGAGGAAAGTGGCGAAATCAAGAGAATTGAATTAACGCAACAGGAAATCGAAGCATTAACTCAATGCAATCTTGCAAAACAAGAGTTGATGTATATGTGTCGCTATGAAACGCCCAACGGTGGCATAACCTATGATTTAGTTAAAGATAAGCAGAGAAAAATGCACGACGATAGGGCGTATGTTTGTGCTATGGCTGCTTATGCCTTATCTTTGATGAGGCGAACAGAGTTGCTTGCGAGACCTATTGAGGACGACGATGATGATCATTCCTTAATGTTTCGTGCGCCTGTAATAAGAAAATAGAAAGGAGGCGAGTTTTTGGCTAAGTCAACAAAACAAAATGTTGAAAATCAGAGCGATAGTTCCGAGCAGGAAGTAAAAGATATTTTAGGCAAGGTGAGAGAAACTCTTGGAGATGAAAAGTTTGCAGAAATAATTAGTTCTTACGGTGCAAATTCAGACGATATGAATTTTTCAAATGTTTTGAATTTTGCAAGGAATATAAAAGTGCAGTTGAGAAATTTAAAAGACGCTGAGGCTAATCTCGTATTTAGTAGATTTTCAAAGTCTGAACTTATTAAGGCTCTTGAGTCCCCAAATTCGGCTAACAATCAAAAGAAACTAAGAGAAATTTCTAACTACCTTTATAACGCGAGCAATTATTACAAAAGACTTGTTTTGTATTATTCAAATATGCCTACTTGGGCATATTATGTGTCGCCTTATGATTTGCCGACTACTAAGGTTAGCAAAAAGGATTTCTTAGTGCAATATAAAAAGTTGCTTGCTTATTTAGAAAACTTAAATATTCGTCACGAATTTCAAAAGATATTAAATATTTGTTTTAAGCAAGATATCTTTTATGGAATTACTCACGAAACACCAGACAGTTTTTATGTTCAAGAACTTGACCCCGAATATTGCAAAGTAGATTCTGTTGAGGATGGGGTTTACGGGTTTTCTTTTGATAATGCGTATTTTGACAAATATAAATCTAAGCTCGAATATTTTGACCCTTTGTTTAAAAGCAACTATGACGAATATTTAAAAAACAAAAGGGGAAATAAGTGGTTTGAAATTCCCTCCGACCGGTCTATATGTATTAAGGTAAATGAGGAAGTTCCATTCCCTATTCCGCCTTTTGTTTCTTTGTTACCTTCCCTTGCGGATATTGATGATTATAAGGCGTTGTCAAAGGCTGCTACAGAATCAAACAACTACAGGGCACTTTCTTTGAAAATTCCAATAAGTCCAAAGGACGGAACCCCGCTTGTTGGCTGGAAAAAAGCAAAGGAATTTTATGATGCCGTGTTGAATGTTGTTCCTGAAAATATTGGCGTAATCCTAACTCCTATGGATATAGACAGTTGGGATTTTCAAAAGCAAGGGGCGACACAAGATACAAGTATGGTATCTAAGGCCGAGGCTGCTTTTTGGGCTGAGGCGTGTACGAACTCCCAATTATTTGGTGGCGAGACTACGAGTTCTGCGGCCGTTTCTCTTTCAATGCAAACAGATCAGACAATCGTTTTTGGTGTTCTCCGGCAATTTGAGAGGTGGGTTAATTTAAGAATTAAAAAGCGCTCTGGTAAATATAAGTTTAAGGCTGTTTTCTTAGACCAAACTCATCACAACAAAGACGAAGTTTATAAAAAATATTTAGATATGGGCAGATACGGTTTGCCTGTAAGAAACGCTATTATGGCGGCGATGGGTATTTCCCCTGCGTCTACTGTTGATATGGCATATCTCGAAAACGAGATTTTAGACCTTGTTAATAAAGAGGTTCCGCTAAAGAGTTCTAACACTCAAAGTTCGGACGCTAAGACAGGAAGACCTCAGCAAGAGGTTGTAGACACAGAGGGAGAAAAGACAAGGAACTCCGGCTCTAATGAAACGGCAGGTGATGCTTAATGGTGGAGCTTATTAAAGTTTTAGATATAAAAATTGCAAAGGAATTATCAAAAAAAGGATTTGCGTTTACCCTTGAGGATATTGGCGGAACTAATGTATATTCGTTTATTAAGACTGGCGAATTGCTATCTGAAATATCCAAAAACTTTTCAGGTAATCCCTCGGCGTTTTTTATAGATAATCTAATGTATTTTAACAGGAAAGGGGGGTGAGCGTTGAGCGAGAAGATAACCTTGTTTTATACCGCAAAGCCGATATCTTATGAGCGCATAAATGATGAATTCACTAAAATGCGTTGCTATGTGTTGGCTACAGGTAAAAACGCAAACTATTCTCACATAAGCAGAGAGGCTGTTGATAAGGCGATTTCTACGCTTTACAACATACCGGTGGTTGCTCACTTGAAGCAAAAGGACGATGGCGGATATTACATAGGAGGGCACGACAGGCAGATTGTCATTGAAGATAATTCAATATTCTTAAATGATTTGACTGTTCCGTTTGGCATTGTTCCTGAAACGAACAACATCGAATATGTAAACATTATCGAACAGGACGGCAAGACTTCTGAATATCTTGTTTGTGATATTATTCTTTGGACTGGTCGCTATGGCGAAATTATGGATGCGGCGTATTCCGAGGAAATATATTTTGGACAAAGTATGGAAATAATCCCGTTCAAAGTGCAACCCCTTGAGGAAGACGATCGGTATATTGATGTTCAGGATTTTGAGTTTTCGGCATTGTGTTTGCTCGGAAAGTCTGAGGATTCTACATATCATACCGAACCTTGTTTTCCGTCTGCTTGTGTGAAGCCGGTCAAGTATGAACTGGACGAGCAGAAATTTACTGATGAATTTTCAATTCTGATGAAGAACCTTAAAATGGCATATTCATCTAATGAAAATAATACGACTGAGAAAGGAGGAGAGTTGATGGATGAAAAGATTGAATTGCTCGATGAGGCTGTAGAATCTGAAAGTTTTTCTAATGGTCAAGAAATAGAAGAAGTCGAAGTTGCTGTTGATGGAATTGAACTTGAGGAAATCGAAGTTGAATTTGCTGAAGATTTTGAAAATGAAGAAGATATATCTTTGAGGTTTGCCACATATAACACAAAGAGAAGCGCTATTATTTCAGCGTTGTCGCCTGTTTATGGTAAAAACGAAGAAGGTGATATTATATCTTATACTGAATTTTGGCTTTGTGATTTTGACGATAAATATGTTTATGTTGAAATGAATTCTTTTGATGCTACAAATGGGGAAAATAATAGTTTTCTTGCGAGAATGGAATATTCTTATGATGAAAAACTTGCCGTTGCTACAATTTCTAATGAATTTGATAAAGTGGTTTTAGTTTGGATGACCGTCGATGAAAATGCTCAGAGAATTGCTGAAGAAGAATCTGTGCGAAGCGAATTTTCAGACTTGAGTTCTGAATTTGAAAACTATAAAGCAGAATTTTCTTATTCAAATAAGGAAGTAGATGCTTTAATTAAGTTCAGAGATGAACGCCTTATGCAAGACAGAAATGACGCTATCGCTGAAATTTTTGATAATTTTGACAAGAAGCTTTCTGGCGTTGACGAGTACGAGCAATTAAAACAGGAACATAGCGAACTTGAAATTTCTGAAATTGAAAACAGATGTTTTACATTGGTTGGCAGAAAAGAGTTTAAGTTCACAAAGGTTTCTAAACCTGTCGAAGTCGTAAAAATCTCGGTTGATAATTCTCAGTATACCGATGATAAGTCTGGTTCTACTGACGACCCTTATGGCGGGGTCATTGAAAAGTATGGCAAAATTCGTCGCAAATAACCCTAAACAAAAAAATTTTATTTATAGGAGGAATATTAAATGTCTATTCACGGTGTAGTGCGTACTGACCTTATGGCTGGCACGAAACAGCCTGCGGATATCGTTTCCGCGAAATATCTTCCCTCGACTACCGCGACTGAGATTGATAATGGTTGTGTGGTTAAAATTGGTGCTTTAGTTTCTGGTGAATACAATGTGTTTACCGCAGATACCCCTGCTGCCAACACCCCTATCGCTCAAATTGCTCTCGTGGCATCTCCCGAGGTTATGGATGACCCACGCAAAAAGAAATTGACTGATTTCTATAATCTTGCTGGGGAAGTTGTTCGTTGTTATCGTCTTCGTTCGGGAGATATTTTCTCTGTTACGAAAACTGTTCTTGACGGAGATGCGACCCCCGATGTTGGCGACCTCATTGAACTTAAGGATGGCAACAAACTGAATGTTGTCGATAGCGCCACTGGTGAGAGCGCTACTGTTGTTGGAGATATCGTTGACATCAATCAAGCAGACGGACTCACTTGGTATGCTATTAGAGTTCGCTAAATTGAACAATAGCCACATAAAAATTTTTACATTAAATTAGGAGGTATTGAAATAATGGAAACCAGAGAAATTGTAAAACTGATACTCGATTATTCTAAAGGCTCTGTTGAGGGCGGATTTACTAAGGCAGAAGCGAAAGAGGCTATCCGCAACGCGCTCATCGAAGCAAATGGTGGCTCTACTACTTTGAACCTTAAAAAGTTGCATAATGGCCAGTATCGCGAGCTGTTTGATATTATCACAACCGTTGTTGATGCGAGTGTTAAAGAAGGGCTTCAGGGCAACGAATTCTTCACTGCTCTTGTAGACCAAGTGTTTGTTGGCGAAGGCGACAGCGCCGACTTCGATGTTATCCCGGATTCCACTCTTGTGGTTGCTGACATTGCTAAAGGTTCTCAAGGCATTCGTCGCCAGAGACTTGGCGACATTACGACTATCAATCTTAAGCCGACCCCGAAGGCGGTCAAAATCTATGAGGAACTTGCCCGCGTACTTGCCGGCAAAGCGGATGTTACTCGTCTTATGGACGCTATCAACAACGCTGTTGAAAAGTTTCTGAGAGATGACATTTATGGTGCGTTTGCTGCCATTACGAGCGCCGACACTGGTGCTTCGTATTACCCTTCGGCTGGTACTTATGACGAGGACGCTCTTTCGTCCCTTATCACTCTTGTTGAGAGCGCGAATGATTCGCCCGTTATGCTTGTTGCCACTCGCGCTGGCGCGAAGAAACTTTCTACCTCGATCGTTTCTGAGTCCGCGAAAGACGATATGTATAAGAACGGCTATATGGCTAACTGGAATGGCGTTCCTGTGCTTATCGTTCCTCAGCGCCTTGTTGCTGGCACATCTACGCTTATGTTTGACGACGACAAAGTGTATATCCTTCCGTCTGGCACGATGGATAAACCCATCAAGCAAGTTATCGCTGGCGAAAGCCTTATGATTGCTGGCGACCCGACGAACAACGCAGATATGACTCAAGAGTTCACACTTATTTTCCAAGCTGTGACTGGTGTTGTGGTTGGTAAGAAATTCGCCATCTACGAGATGTCTTAAGGCAGAATATGAATTATAAATCCCGCCCGAAAGGGCGGGAAATCTCGGAGAAGGAGGATTAAACAATAATGGATTTTGAACTTAGACCTATTTCTGCAAAATGGTTTGAAGAAGCAAATCCCCAGAACTATAAGCAAGCAACTGCTACCATTGGTGCTGGCGCAAGCGGAACCGTGGTCATCACAAAAGATACTTTTGAAGTTGACGATGAAGACTATGTTGTTTCTATTGTTGACCCTGAGGAACCCTCTGATTTAGAGGTTTCTTTTGAGGACGGAGAAATTGAAATCATTTTGTCTTATGGTGATGCTGAAAATGCCTCTGTGTCTATTGGCTCTGGCGAAGACGGAACCGTAGACATTGAAGTTGATACTGCTGGAGATGCTGGAAATGATTGGAGCATTACTATCGTAGAAGGTTCTGCTGGCGGTTCTCTTGGCTCGTCGGAAAGTGGCGACGATATAACCGTAACTCTTGGTATGACTGCAAAGGTAAAAGCTACTACATCTATTGGAACTGGTGATGATGGAACAGTTAATGTAGAGGTTGATACAGCTGGCGCTGACGGAAACGATTGGACTATTGCTGTAGCTGTTGCTTCTGGCAATTCGCAAGCGCTTTCCGCGGCTCTTAGTGGCGATTCAAATACCGACATTACGGTTTTTCTCGGCACAGATGAAAATGGCAACCCTGATGACGCAAAAAATACCGCTGCCTTAATTGCCACAGAAATACACGCGCTTAGCGGTGTAAGCGCCGCGCACTCTGGCGAAGGCACTGACGCTATTTCCACCACAGTGGCAAAGAAAAACTTTGCTGGAGGTCTTGACGAAGTTCCCGACCCAGAGAAGAATACTGCGTCTCTTATAGCCGCTTCTATTTCTCTAATTTCTGGCGTTACTGCTACAGCCAGCGGAGAAGGAACTGGCTCTATCACATCTGCTCTCGAAAAGACAAGTTTCACCGGTGGTTCTGACGCTGGGGTTAATGTTGTTGGCAATGAGGCTGGAACTATTGCAGATGCAATCAATGAACTCGGCGGATTTGTTGCTACTGCAAGTGGCGACGGAAGCGTTTCTATTGTTGCAGAAGCAGAGGTTCCCTTTGTTGCTGGACAATGGGGAACTCCGTGTCCGCAAATCGGACTTGCCTTGCAGGGTGCTTCTTATTTTTATGTTTCTACGGAAGCAAATAATACAAAGTTTAACAAAGGTTGGCGCAGATTTACTCTTGCTAACTACTAAACAATAATGAATGAAAGGGATGTAATATAATGGGATATACTAAAGAACAGAGAGAAGCTAACGCTAGAAAGGACGCCGAGGGGGTTAATGCTGTTCGTAACGAAACTGTTGTTGGTGGCACAGCCCCCTCTGCGTCTGTCGCAAAGAAAAAGCTTCCGCTTGATACGCTTGTTACTGTTTTCAATGGCTACAATGGAACTCTCGTTTATAAGAGCGTTAGAAACATTGGGCTTAAAATTGTTTGGGAAAAATTTGGAGATTTTGATGAAGTCGAACTCGGAGAGCTTTTAATTGCTAAAAACACTCAACCAAAGTTTTTTCAAAAGAATTGGTTTTTGATTGAAGATCCCGAAGTTTTAGAGTTTTTGAGAGTTGATAAGTTTTATGAAAACTCTCTTTCCGTCGAAGATATTGACGATATTTTCTATAAGTCTGAAAAAGACATTAAGAAAATCTTTTCAAATTTGAATGGCGGACAAAAGGAAACTTTGAAATATAGGGCATTTGAATTGATTGAGGACGGAAGTATTGATTCCATTAGCGTGATCCGCACTCTCGAAGACCTTTTGGGTGTGCAATTACTAGATAAATAAGAGGGGGGGTTTGCGTCAATTTGGCAACTCCATTTGCTGATGTCAAGCAATATTTTCTTAATAAAATATCTGACTTTGATTTAGCTGGTTATACAGAAGAAATCATAGACGGTATGCTTGATAAATATATGTTTTCGGCTTGCTCGAAATTTAATACTTCTCTTGTAGATTTATTAGATTTAGATTTAGTTGGTGAGAAATTCAACAACGATTTAGATTTTGAAATTATAGACATTATAACAGAGGGTATGATTGTCGAGTGGTTAAAGCCAAAGATATTTCATACGGATAATTTATCCAACTTCCTAAATAGTAAGGACACGTCATTGGCGGCATCCCCTGCGAATATTCTCAATGCGATAAAATCTGTATATGAGGAGAGTCGTGACCAGTTCAAACGATTAGTCACTGAATACGGATATCAACATAGCGACGCAAGTGACTTATGAGAATGATAGCTGTTAAAAATGGGGCAATAAGCCAAGAACTGTTCGATGCTTATTTAGAGAGTTTAGTCGGAAAATTTTTTAAGATTATGCCGATGAATGAAAAAAATGACGATACGCTTAAAGTATATCTTGAAAGTTTTAAGGTAGACCTCTTAGGCAAAAAGTCTCTTATAATTGCCCTTAACAACAACGCATATTTCTTAGACTTGATAAGTTCTGTCCAGTATTTAATAGACAATGATGTTGATGTAAATACCTGCAACAGAGAAGTGAAAAAGTGCATAGGGATAGTTAAAAAGTTAAGGACAAAGTTGATACAAGGGGGTGGCGAATGAGTGGCAGAATACACTGAGTATGAGGCGCGTATGAACGCATACGGTAACGCTTATAGGGTAAGTAAATTGAACCGGTCAAAGGAACAATTAGGCAGGGCTTTTTATAAAAACCCGTCTGTGCGAGAAGTTATTGTGGGAGATGAAACGAGAGAACTTATGATAACATCTACGGACAAACCAGAAGTTAAAAATGTCATATCACCACCTAACGAAACATTTTCAATAGGCAAATATGTTATTTTTCAAGATAAGGACTGGATAATCAGTTCTGTTGATGAGGACGATAATGTTTACAAAAGAGGAAAGATGACGCTATGCCCTACTCATTATAAAATCCAAGATGGGCAAGGTAGAGTATTTTGTTATCCTTATTTTGTAAAAAATTCTACAATTTCTTTCGACGAGGGGCAGTTTGTTGTGTCCCCTGTCGGAACAAGAAAAATAATTTTGCCGTTTGATGATGTAACCTCTTTGCTTAGCAGAGACAAAAGACTTATGGGGACTGTGATAAATGGAATTCCGCAATGTTGGAAAATTACAGAAATAGATGCCGACAGCACAATAGGAATATTGGAAATTGCTATGAAATACGACCCGTACAATCCTGAAACGGATAGTATTGATAGGCGTATTTGCGATTATGTTCCGACATCTGATTATGATACAGTTCCGCCCGCAAAAGATAGTAGGGTTGAAATTGTTTATAGGGGTTCAAATACTGTCAAGGTAGGCGGTAGTCCTAAAACATTTACTGCTGATTATTATACCGCAAGTGGGATTAAAGAGTCTGGGGTTGGAACTATTTGGACGGTTGTCACATCATTTCCAAATAAAAAATTTAGCGTAGATAGTATTGAGGCAGATGATGGTTCTGTATCGTTTAAACTTTCTGTTGCAAACGATTCTTCGCTTGTTGGGAGCAATATTAAAGTTATTGCCACGGAGGACATAGGGAGCAATGCTCGAACCTCTGAAATCTTGATTGAGGTGGTGAACGCTTTATGAGTTCTTCTGAAAACATTATTCTTTGCAAACAAAAGATTGGTTCCGCGCTTGTAAATAGCGATGAAATAATTGAAATGCTTAATGAAAGTTGCGTTGGAAGGGGCGACGAACTTTTGTACGAAAATATATTCCCCTTTCAAAAAGCGCCGGATACCGAGGAGGAAAAGAAAACCTATATTTGCTATACGGTAGATACGAACATTTCCTCGTCTCGGAGTAGAGTATTTGAGAATATAACAATTGCCATATATGTGGTAACTCATCAAGACTTGATGCGGTGCAAATATAATGGAACTCGAATAGATTTTGTTGGGTCTATGGTCATTGACCTATTAAACGACAAGAACTTTTTTGGGCTTGGCGATTTTGAAAAGGTTAGCGATACAGAGGGGTCTGCTGATTTTTTGCACAGATATAGGGAAATCGTATTTACCACGAAAGGGTTAAACACAGATATGTGTGGTGATTAGCCGTGCAAGTGGATGAAGGGATTTTGCTCTTTGGAAAAGATTATGTCGTTAACGAAAAGATAACAGTAAGACACCCAAAGTTAAGAGATATTTTTGATAGGGGCGAAAGGAATTATATGGCAACGGTTTCGTTGTTTAGTTCTACCCCTGCCGACTATAAATCACAGTTGTTTGATATGGGTATTGATTATGAGTCAATAAGCGATTTTGATTTGTTTACTATGATGTGTTCTGGGCTTCACAAAGAGGATACAGAAGTTTTATTTGGAGATATTGATTTTTCTAAATTTGTCCCTGCTTTTCATAAAGAGGCAAACCAAGATGTGATTGTTGATATCGAAAATGAAATAATTATAGATAAAATCCTATATCAAAAAATAAGCCAGTTTATATGCGATTTACACGGGTTTAAAAAAAATATGGAACGCGCCGGCAACAAATACACTAAAAAAATAATGATTGAACTCCATAAGGAAGAATGCGAAAGGAATAAAAACAAGGAATATTGCTCTATGTATTGTCCTTTAGTTTCTGCTCTCGTTAATGCTGCTGGGTTCAAATACGATTATACTACGGTGTTAGACTTGCCACTGTTTACATTTATGGATGCAGTTAAGCGCGTCAATAAAATTAAGACCTATGATGGATTTATTTCTGGCGCATATAGCGGAAACATAGATATAAGCAAAATCAAAGACAAAGATAAAATACTTAACTGGATGGGCAATGATTAGCCTATCAATAAAACAAAAGGAGGAATATATAAATGTCAGTAGTAAATGTTGATACTCTGCTTATCGACAAACCTATTCGCGGTACGATGTTTGATTCGATCACCGGCAAAAGACTTTTTTCCGTTGATATGATCAAAGACCCCACGCTGGAGTGCTCCGGTACTGTTGTGTACGCCGACGATCATCTTGGTGCTCACATTGCGTCTTTCACTCGCGCTAAAGAAGCTACATTTAGTGCTAGCAACGCGCAATTTAACATCGACTTGGCTGCGGCTCAGTATGGAACGGAGAGGGAAGTCGCCGGCGAAGACAGCACTATGATTATTCCCGTTTATGAGGAATTGGTCGTTGGGCTTAATGTCAACGATCCAAATACTACCGTTGCCCTTACATTCGATCCGGAAGGAACTGTTGCTTGGATTTATAAGGTTTCTAAGGCGCAACATTCTGTGGCTTATCCTGTGGCCATTGAAGCGTCCGCTACGGAGTTTTCGATTAACGGCAAAACCATTACTTTGCCGACAGGCGCTTTTGAGGGCACTGACAAAGTTGGCGTGTGGTATGAATATGCGACTGAAACCGCCGTTAAGATTACGAACAGTTCTGATGCTTTGCAAAGGAACGCCGTTTTTGCCATTTGGTTATTTTTGTTTATCCATTCAAATATGACAACAAATACGATTG